CTGGTGCTGACGATCTCATTTGGGATCTGAACGCCGAGCATGGGTGGGATCATCTGGACTACCATCGGTCAATGCAGGGACCCAGCAAGCTTCGGAAGCTGCACCACATGGTCCGTTGGGGGACCGGGGTGCAGTACCGAGTGCATTGCCCTGATGTACAAACGGCAGTCAGAGGATTGTTGGAGAGGGTCTTCTATCACTGGGAGACCGACGATGAGGGAGAGCGCCACATGGTGCGCCCGTACCGCCCAGCGAGGGAGGTGGTGTTTGCCACCCTAGGACCTGCGCGGAACGCCCTTCTTCGGCATACTTGGGAAGTCTCACCGTGGACACGCGAACAGTTTCTCGCCCCTCTTAGCTCGTCTAAGCTGGCACGATACACTGAAGCTGCGGATTCATTTGAGGCAGAACCAATCTCTCCAAAGGATGCATATCTACAAACTTTTGTGAAAGCTGAAAAGCTAAACGTGACCGCCAAGTCCGATCCCGACCCGAGAGTTATACAGCCACGAAGACCTCGGTTTAATTACGCCGTCGGACGGTACACTAAGGCAGCAGAGAAGATGCTGTACAAAGCCATTGACAAGTTGTTCGGCAACTCAGTGCCAACAGTCATGAAGGGGCTCAACGCGGACAAGCGCGGAGTCGCCTTCGCCAGAGCCTGGGGCCTATTTGATAACCCGGTTGCGGTCGGTCTGGATGCGAGTCGATTCGACGAGCACGTCTCGAGAGGGATGCTCGAATTCGAACACTCGGTTTACCTAGCAATATTCAGACATGACCGCGAGCTCGCCGAGTACCTAAACATGCAGCTACGAAACAAGGGGTTCGTCCGATCCGAGGATGGATACATTAGATACCGAATTGAGGGATCTCGGATGTCCGGTGATATTAACACGTCTGAGGGAAACATAATCCTCATGTGTCTGATGGTCTACGCCTACATGTTCGGTAAGGGATTTCGCTACCACCTCTTCAATGACGGGGACGATTGCGTCCTCATCTTCGAGAGAGAGAATCTCGCCGACCTGGACGACCTCACGGAGTGGTTTGCAGCCATGGGAATGATCATGAAGGTGGAGGAACCGGTGTACGAGCTCGAGTTGGTCGAGTTCTGCCAGTCCCACCCCATCGAGGTCAACCCTGGTGTTTGGAGAATGGTGCGCGACCCTCGCGTGACGCTGAGCAAGGACTTAGCAATCGTGAAACCGGTTCGCGACGAGGCCACTTGGACCCGCTACCGTTATGCGGTCGGGCAGTGCGGGCTGGCTCTGGCAGGAGACTTGCCGGTCTTGAACCACTTTTACCATTCGCTCCAGAAGGATGCTGTGCTGTC